ACCTAACACTAAAGTGTGTTTTTTCCAGATTATATTACAAGAATGATATAAACCAGAATTTTTAAATGCCGATAAAAATTGAAGTGCATTTCTTTCGCCATAAAATATATAAAAAGGTGAGCCGTCTTTTACATAATCGAAACTATTTATTATAAAAGTTTGTAAAAATTCTTTAAATTCTTCTTCTGACATATTATCGTTTTCAATAGTTCTTTGTTTAAATCTATTATTATTTTTAGAATTTCCTTTTAATTTACCATAATCAACATTATATGGTGGGTCAGTTAATATCATATCTGCTTTATTTTTATCAAATATTTTTTCTAACACGCTTGGTTCAGTGCTATCACCACATATTAATTTATGGTTTTCTAGTTTCCATATATCTCCTAAGTTAGTTATAGGCTCTTTAGGTGGCTCCGGCACTTCATCTTCGTCTGTTAAATATTCCTCATCATTTTTTAAAAACTTATCTATTTCACTTGAGTCAAAACCTAACAAATCAATATCATAGTTTTCTTCTAATAAACTTTTTACTTCTATATCTAATAAATCAAAATCCCATTTACTATCTTCATTTAATCTGTTATCAGCTATTCTATATGCTTTTGCTTTTGCCTCAGATAAATCTGCAATATGAATTGGCACTTGTTTTAGACCTAACTTTTTAGCACCTAATAACCTAGTATGCCCTACTATAAGCACCATATTTTTATCAACTACTATTGGCTGTTGAAATCCATATTCATTAATTGAACTGGCTATTTTATCTATTGCTTGATCTTTTCTTGGATTATTGTGATATGGAATTAATTTATCTATATCTATTGTTTTTATTTTCATAATTAGTTATCCAATTCTAAAAACATCTTGAAATATAAGGTTTACTATTTTTTCATATTCTTTTTGATCATATTTCTTAATATCTATTTCTATAATAAGTTTTCTAAAAAGTTCTATTTTTTCTTTAGATTCCAATTTGTTTTTCCTTTGAAATATTTTGGTAAACATTTTGTGCATATATATTCTCTAGCATTATCTATTTTTATTATTGGATTTGATCCACATACTATGCAATAAACATATTTATTTACTATAGGTTTACTTTTAAATTTTTTTTTATCTTTATTTATAGTCATACTATAAAATGTAAAATTAGGTTTTAATATATTTCCTTTAAATCTATCTGTCAAAGTCTATTGCCCATGTTAAAATATTTGATTGCATCTTCTTTAGTAAATTCACCCTCTTTAATTGCTCTTTGTACATCAGGAAAGTGTTGGTTTGCAAAACTTGATATAAATGAACTTTTATCTTTGTCTTGTATCGCTTGTTTGAACATTTTTAACCTCAAAGGATAAACTTCACCTTTACCGGAATCTTGCTTAGCTACCTCATCTTCATACTTCTTAGCTGATAGCCAGAAGGCTGGTTGTTTAGCAAACTTTTTATCTTCTACTGAATTAAAATAATTATTATAGATTTCTGCTAACTCTTCAGGTTTATTTATCCATTCTTTATCTAAAAGTTTATAATTTTTTTCTGCTATTCCCTTGCTTACTTTATTATTGATTTTATTCCAAAATAAAGAGAAAAAATCCTTCTTCTTGGTTTTAGGTTTTATGGTAGAGGTAGTGGTAGGGGTAGGAGGGGTTTTATCTAGGTTAGGTTTAGGTTCTGTGCTAGGTTTTTTTGGTCTACCTCCAAGCCTTCCGTTTACCTTAGATGCTTCTATTCTTCTAGTAATAAACAGATATTCTTGCAGTTGTCTTTCATTTTGATAATGATCTTGTACTTCTACAAAAAATTGTTTTAATACAGTTTCACAAGCCTTTTTTTCTTCTTCTGTGATACAGTTTGCTATTCTATAGTATGCGTTGCTATCTTTTGGTATGCCTTGACACCTTTTATTCCAGTTCCAGCATAGTAATCTTATATAAACCCCCACTTCAGTTGATGTATTACTCATAGTTCCAGCAATAAAATCATCTGTGAATAAATACCATGCTTTTAATTTTTCATGTGGTTTACTTTCCTTACTTATAAATTTCATAATATTCTCCTAATTTTATTTTAACATAATAATTACTAAACCTAAATACTTATGTTGGTATAGGGGTAATTAATACCCCCAGACCTCTTTCCTTGCCTTATAAACAGCTTCTTCCTTCCATATCCAGTCATCAGGATTAGGAATTAATATATTTTTAACATCATCTACCGAATCAACTTTAGATAACCAGTTACCCATTACTTTAACTATATGCTCACATATTTGCATTGGTCTGGTGTAATCTTTTAAAGTAAATTCGTAAAATTCAGTTCCAGATTTCTTGCAAACTAAATACCACAGTTTTTGATTAGCATTAGTTCCTTTTTGGTAAATAGCTTGTTGCATAGCATGACTGTTTGATATGCCATTAGGTTTGCGTAAGGTGGTCTTTAAGTCAATATAAAAAGATTCTTTCGTTGATTTATCCTCAAATTGAAAATCGGTATATCCAACTAAAGGTATTCCATAAATATCCATCTCTACCTTTTTTTGATACCCCACTAAATTCCATTTAAAGGCATATTCTTTAAGTCTTTCTACTCCTTCATTAAATAATGGCACTAAGTTTTCTCTTTCTTCTGGCACTTTCTGGATCATCAATCTAGAATTTTCATCATATTCTGTAATCATATTGATGATTGCTGTTTCAGTATCGTGTCCTTGTAGATACATATTCAAAGCTGTTTCAACAGCATTACCACGCACCATAGCTGGACTGCCTTCAAATTCATATCCAAATATTCTCCTTAATGCCCAGCGTTCTCTATTAAATGCAAATTCTGTTAATTGACTAAATGATAATGGTAAAATACTTTTTTTATCTTGAGTATCAAACTTTTTAAAGTGTTCTATCATAATCCACCAAATAACTGTATCGCTACTGCAAATACTATTATCCCTATAATAATACCTCTATATTCACGCATTTTGATTTTCTTCTAAAATATATTCAGCGAAAGTTTTTCCACCTTTAGTGATATAGTTTGTGGTAATATCATTACCTTCTTTTCTTAATACAAATATTCTATCACTCAATCTAAAACACCCAAATTTTTGCAAGGCATCTATTGGGGTGATTGATTTACCCTCTTTCAGATGTTGTAATATCATTTCTTTCTGTGTTGCTCTTTTTATTTTTGGTTGGCTCATAACATACTCCTTTCTATTAAATGTTGTGTTTTGCCAGTTCTCTTTCATTGACAACTTTTGTTCTCAAGTCCTCTCTGAAAGTCTTGAAGGATTCAAATCTAATTTTAGACCGATTCCTCTGCTTAAGTACTTTTTCATATCTAATGTTAAAGTCCTTAATTCTTTTATCAGAATAAATATGTGCATTTAATTCTGAAGTGTTTTTATACTTTATATTCTGAGAATAATAAAGTGTTAACTCTGATATTATAAGTTGTAATTCTTTTTTCATTATTTCTAGTGCTGTGTCGTTATCGCTATATTCTAAACCCAACTGCTCTTGCTGATGTGATAGTTTGTGTGGATCAAATTGTAAGCTGTAAATATCAGTCATTTTTTACCTTTTTTAATTAATTTTTCATAGCAATCTTCGCAATAAAATTTAAACTTTTCATAATGAACTGCAACATTATCGCAAAAGCTACATAATTTATGGTGT